ATAAGTCTTAACCAATCGCACTCCATAACAAACCACAATCTAACATTCTATACTTAGATTATTTCAGAACTTATCATAAGGTTATTTATATAGGATATAGTCAATAAAACAAATGCAAATGTCAATGTTGACACCCTATTATGTTATGTCTTAGACCACTATATTTATGTGTAACAAACTGTATTAAAACTATCTACTTGCTGTAGTAAGTTTTTAATGATTGACTACATAAAGTAGGACTACTATTACAGTAATAACTATTATCTGTTACTTGCACTAATGTAGAGTTACACTCTTTACATTTCTTCAATAAGTTTATTTTACCTGCTCTCTTTCCATAACAGGCATCTATGCAATATAGTTGCGAAAAAGTTTAAAACTTTATTTTCTTTTGTCCTTGGGTACTGGGTTTGCCTTTCTAGTGTATACTCTTTCGTATCCCCAGCTTTCTGACTCCTGATGCCAACTTCACCTGTAACAACTTAATCAAAAAGTTTATTTGTCTATTTGCATAGTATCACAACCACGATATAATGCAAGTACCTTAGGAAAGTCCTAAGGATTGTGTGTTGGAAACAACGAACAAGAAAAAGAGGTATGCACGATTCATATAGAAAAATGTGTTCATTATGAAATAAGTTGATATTTCTTTTCTTTCAAAGAACAGTAAATGGACAGACTGTACGAACAAATGAGCCAGATTAATTTCTGGCTTTTTTGTTATCTATATAAAAAAGATGTGTTAGGATGAGAGTATTAACAATCGTTAATTTATATTCATTGTTGATGCCCCTTTGTTACCCTAGCTAGTCTAGGGTATGGTACAATAAAAATTAAAAAGGAGTGTTATGACAGATATACCAGTAGTTGATTGCGACCAATGTTTACAACCTGTATGGGAGAATGAACTGTATGATGGTCTTTGCAAGAACTGTAATCAAAATGATCTATCAGAGTTCTTTGAATAAAAAATTTTTTTTACGACTCTAATGGGTCTTGTAAATTATCAGGAGCATTACGACCTTTTATTCTAGGAAATGTTTTTGGTCTATGATTATTACAATATTTGAATTTATTATATTTTGAAATAACTGTAGTACATTCTTTGTGAATACAAACTCTACCACTACTATATGTAGTAGAGGGTTTGTAATTAGGATATTTATTTCCTTTTATATAATCACTCATTAGTTTAAGTATAGGAGATACAATGCCAGGTAAAGGTTATAAACCAAAAAAAGCTAACAAAAAAAATAAAGGTTGGTCTAAGAAGTAATGGCTGAATGGCGTGGAATGAAAGTCAAGTTAGACAATCCTACTAGGATTCAAAAAGGCGAACCAGGATATGGTAGAAAGAAATTTAAAGTCTTTGTAATGGATAATGGTAAGGTAAAGAAAGTTATGTTTGGTGACCCAAATATGGAAATCAGAAAAGATAACCCAAAAGCTAGAGCTTCATTTCGTGCCAGACATAAATGTTCTACTGCTAAAGATAAAACAACTGCAAGATACTGGTCTTGCAAGATGTGGTAAATAATGCCTTTTGAGAAAAGAGGTAAGTATTATTATTCTCCAAGTGGTAGAAAATATACAGCAAAGCAAGTAAGATTATATTACGCAACAAGAGGATTTAAAAAAACATAATGGCTGAACGAAGAACTTGTGCCAATCCTGGTTGTGAAAAAAAATTTACAGCTAAACATAATAACAAAAGATATTGTACTGTTCAATGCAGTCGTAAAGCTCAACATAAACGAAGTAAAGAAAAAAAACAAAAAGATTTTACATCACAGATGACTGCTGTGCGTGGTGAACATTATGAAGAATATGTCAGAGATTATGCAGAACCAGTAATAAATAATTTAATTAAAAAGGTTGATGTAGCAGATTTATTAGGTGTAACTAAATCTTTAGTATCTAAAATGCACGAAGCATACTTGATAGATAAAGATAATTTAACAAAACAGAAAACTTGGAAAACACCAAAAGAAGCATTAATAGCTTTAGAGAAGTTTGAGGATTTTAGAGATAGGTACTTCCAAACTGAAACAGGCGATCCATATGAAACAGCAGACTTTCATAAAAAATGGATAAAAAGTATTTTACAAGCAATAGATGAAGGTGGCGAACAAATGATACTATCTCCACCACGACACGGCAAGACAGACTTACTTACACACTTTGCTGTATGGCAGATATGTAGAAATCCTAATGTAAGGATTATGTGGGTTGGTGGTAATGAGGAGATTGCAAAGAATGCAGTAGGTGCTGTAGTAGATCACTTAGAACATAATGAAAAACTTATAGAGGATTTTTGTGGACCAGGACAAACATTTAAACCAAAAAACAGAAGTGGTAAGTCTTGGACATCTGGACAGTTTACTATTGCTACTAGAACTGTAACTGGTATTAAATCGCCAACAATGGTTGCTGTAGGAAAAGGTGGAAAGATATTATCAAGAGATTGTGATTTAATTATTGCTGATGACATTGAGGACCACGGCACAACAATACAACCTTCTGCTCGTGAACAAACAAGACAATGGTGGACAACTACTTTGTCATCTCGTAAAGAGGAACATACAGCTATTGTTATTATTGGGTCAAGACAACATCCAGAAGATTTATATAACTTTCTTTTAGAGAATCCACAAGTTACAACAATCGTAGAAGAAGCACATAGTACAGAGTGCGTGTTACCAGAATTAGATATAGAAGCACACATTGATTGTATGTTATGGAAAAATAAAAGAACTTACAAATGGTTGTTATCTCGTTTACAAGCTGCTGAAACAACAGGTGGTAAAGCTATCTTTGAAATGGTTTATTTGAATAAAGCATTTGTAGATGGAATAACAATGTTTGATGTAGAAGAAGTAGATTTGTGTAGAGATGTCAATAGAACTATAGGACACATACCAGCAGGTACACGACTTATTGCAGGACTTGACCCTGCTTCTACAGGTTTTCAGGCTTGTTTCTTATGGGCAGTAAATACTGATACAGGAAAAATGTATATGGTAGATATTGAGAATGAACAAGGTGGTGGGATTATACAAGCAAAAGAAACAATAAAAAAATGGTATGAAAAGTATGGACTTGCACATTGGGTTATAGAGGAAAATGGTTTTCAGAGAGCAATACGACAAGATAAAGATTTAAAAGATTACTGTGCAAGAATGGGTATTTATTTAGAAGGACATCAGACACAAAAAAATAAATTTGACCCTATCTTTGGTGTAGGAAGTATGAGAGAATTATTTAAAGAGGAATTAATAAGTTTGCCATATGGTAGTGCAGAAAGCGAAACTAAGAGTAATATATATCGTAGGCAACTAATTTATTTTTCTACTGGTGCTAATAAGCAATCTGGTAGAAATAACAAGAGTGATGTTGTTATGGCTAGTTGGTTTCCTATGAGAGTAATTAGAAGATTACAAAAAGAACGACTAGCTGAGGTAGGATTAGATTATAAGCCTAGTTTTGGAGAATGGAATTTAAGCGATATGAACGAAAGCCCTTGGGGATAAGATGACACCAGAAGAAATACAATACGCTATTACACAGTTACATTTTGATAATCAAAGTGCTTATACCACTAGAGGTCGTATTCGTGCAATTATGAATGGTGGTCCTGATGGTATTATGGCGTTACTTGGCGATCAACTTAGAGGATTTCAAGATTGGCAAATTCCTGTTCCTAACTTAATGATGTCAGGTTTAGACCACTTAGCACAAAAGATTGGTCGTATTCCAAACCTCAAAGTAGATGTACCTAATGGTAAAGATTCTGATAGAGCAAGAATGAAAGCAGAAAAGATTTCTCGTATTGTTAATGCTTATGATGAGGTACAAAAATTAGATTTACAAATGCCACAAGTAGGTAGATGGCTACCTGGTTATGGTTTTGCTGTATGGGTTATTAGAGAAAAGAAAGATGCTAATGGAACACCATATCCTATAGCTGAACTTCGTGACCCATATAACTGTTTTCCTGGTTACTTTGGTGCAGACCAACAACCAAAAGAAATGGCAATTATTCGTAGAGTTCCAAAAGAAGCATTAGCTAGAACTTATCCTGAAGCAAAAGATAAGATTATGAAAAGAGAAAAAGATGCTTACCAAACAAACATTCTTGGAGTAGGTAACGCATATGCTTCTGCTTATACAGACCAATACAATGGTTCTTGGGCTAACTCCAATGGAGATGGAGATTTAATTGCAGAGTATTACAACTTAGAAGGAACTTATATTTTCCATATGACTTCAGGAACTATTCTTGATTTCATACCTAACCCACTTGATAGTGGTCCAGCATTTGTCATTGGCAAGAAATTTGCATTTGATAGATTGCAAGGACAGTATGACCAAATCATAGGTCTTATGGCTTCAATGGCAAAGATTAATGTGATGTCAATAATAGCTATGGAAGATGCAGTATTTACAGAAACAAACATTTCTGGTGAGATAGAGAGTGGACAATATCGTAAAGGTAGATTCGCTGTAAACTATTTAGCACCAGGAACACAAGTGAGCAAACCTGCATCAAATGTTCCTTATCAGATTTTCCAACAGATAGATAGAATAGAACGACAACTTAGAGTTGGTGGTGCATATCCTGTATCTGATGATTCTCAATCTCCTCTTAGTTTTGCAACTGGTAGAGGATTAGAAGAATTAGGTGCATCTATGTCATTGATGATTAGAGAATATCATACAGTAATGTCTGATGCTATAGAGATGATAGATGCTAAGAGATTAGAGTGGGACCAAAAAATGTATGGTGGTAAAACTAAAGCATTATCAGGATATATGAATAATACTTTCTATTCTGAAACATATGACCCAGAGAAAGACATAGCAGATAGTTTCAAAACACGCAGAGTGTATGGTGCTATGGCTGGATATGATGAACCACAAAAGATTGTTACAGGTTTACAGTTATTACAAGCTGGTATTATTGACAGACAAACTCTACAAGAGAACTTAGATGGATTAGATAACCTTGTTAGAGTAAACGATAGAATTACAAAAGAAAAAGCAGATAGTGTACTATTTGACACATTGTTGGCACAAGCCCAACAGGGTAATCCAAAGGCAACTATGGCTGTTGTGCAGATAAGAAAGAATCCAGATAATATGCAAAACATATTGGATAAGTTCTTTACAGCAGAAGAACCAGAGATGTCAGAAGCTGAAGAAGCATTACTTGGTGGACAGACCTTACCACCACAAGGTCCACCACCAGGTATTGCACAGCTCTTAGCAGGAATGGGTGGCTAATGTCTATCAACAAACAATTTGAAGAAATAGTTAATTTTTGTCTTGATGATGTAGATGAAAAAGGTGATGATATTATTTTTGAAGAAACAGCAGGTGAAAGAGGAACTAGAATATTTCGTGACCAAATGCCACCAATGGTGTTTCCATTTGGTTATATGATAATCAGTTCAACTTTTATGTATTATGATGATGAGGATGAAGATGGCTACGAGGAGTTCTAGTAATAAAGGTACAGATAGGAGAGCCTTAAATGTACCACCACCAGCAAGAAATACACAAGATAATACACAAGCTGTTAGAAGAATACCTGGTATGGAATATGGTGAACAAAAAGCATTAGTTGAACAACAACAAGCTGCACCATTACCTAAAGCAGGTGTTCCACAAGCACAACCTCAACCTGTTAGGCGACCAATTCCACAGATGGATGTATTTGCACAGACACAAAGACCATCAGAACCTGTTACAGCAGGGCTTCCTTTTGGTCCAGGAATAAATCCACAACCTCAACAACAAGTATTAAAAGCTGAAGAAGTAAGAGATTT